AGATAGGTTCTAAGATAGATGTACCGAAAGGCCAGAAACCATCAACACCTTCACTTAGTGAAATGTGTACAATATGTTGTGCATCAATTGGTGTTGTTGTTTGGTCATTTGCAAATCTAGAACCGCCTGCACTACCTGCTGTATAACCTTGTGTAGTATTAGAATTCATATTAGGCATTCCCATGCCTTGACCTGAAGTTTGTGTTAGCTTTTTAGTATCAGCGGTAACATTCATTCCTTCAATATTAATATCCATATCCTGAACATAATATGCTTCTACTTTTTTACCTTTACCTTCATTAACAATAACTTTGTCTACTTTGGCAGGATTAACCCAAAATAGTTTATATGTTTCTGGATCACGAACAAATACTTGATCGCCATACTTGATAGCGTTTCTAAAGATACGGAAGATACGCTTATGCATTTCATTAACAGAACACCATTGGCGTAGCGTTCTTTGTAAAACATCGTTCTCTGACTCTGTTGGATCTTCTGGAAAGTCAAACTTAAATGGCAATTTTGATTGTTCATCTTGAAGAGTCGAGAATTCAGCAATAATATCTAGTGCGGCGTTTACTTCTGAATCCATATCCATCTGGTCATACTGACCATAACGCTGAACACGGTTCGGTTGTCCCTGATAAACTTCAGGTAGCCAAGAGCTATAACGTTTATTAGACGCTTCACTGCCGCTTTGATTTGATGTTTGCCTTTCGGGCATACCATCATATGTTTTAAAGTATTTTTTCCAAGTTGCCATTATATATAATCCTGTATCTTTACGTATAATAACACACTTTTATCAGTGTGTCAAATGTTTTATTGTCTTAGTTGTGTTACTAATGTATCAATTGAAGATATTAGTCTGTCACGTTCTGCCTTTTCTTCTGCTGATGCTACACTGAAGTCTAAAGCTCCTTCAGATCCTGTTGTATTTTTCATCGCTTCTATTAATTCTTGTACTTTTTCTTGGCTTAGCATATTGTTTTCGTTCATAGCTATTATCATATCTCCAACCATTCTAGTTTCTTCGGCAGTTATATTGTTATCTGCATCGTCAAAACCAAGTGTGTCTAATAAATCAGTACTATCGCCAGAACTTATCGCATTGAATGCCTTTCTATTCAAAGTTGTTCCTAAACTAGCTTCTAATGATGCTAATACACGCTCAGACGCCTGTTCACTAGTTTCCATGCGACCGCCGCCTTGAAGTACATAACCTTCAGAATCCTTTTGTCCAATAAAACCACCATGTGATGTCAACATCATTTGTTGTTCTAATGCTAATCGTTTTGGGTCATATTGCACAGTTTCATCTGCTTGTACTAGATTATTTAATCCTGCTTCAATTCTAAGTAGATTAGCCGCTTGTGGATTTGCTACTTCGATTTCAGAAATTAATTCTTCTAATTCTGCTCTATCACGTTGTAATGATGCAGTTAAACCACCTTGCGTATATGGATTTGCATCCGGACCTAAGTTTGATATTTCTGTTTCAGTACTATTAATTTTATTAACTAAGTCACCGATAGGACCAGAAGCTAATTCACCATTTGCATCAAACGCTGCTGCGCCGCCAAAGGTAGCATTAATAGATTGTCTCATTGCTCTTACTGCATCTGCGGCTTTTCCTGCCTCACTATCCAGTAGTCCGACACCACGTGCTATATCTGCCACACTTCCTACAAATCTATTAATAATTGATGTCACACCTGCTTGCGCAGCAAATGTAGTATCAAATATAATACCAGATACTTGATTTGCAACACCGGTTGCTTCTGCTTCTAAAGTTTCAATTAATGCTAGATTTGCTCTATTAAGTTTTGCTACATTCTCACCAAAGTTACCAGATTTTATTAGCTCATTATTTACACCTTCCATAGCAACTGTAAACTGTCGCTGGACTTCAACTGCACCTATTACTGCTTGGTCATCTTCTCCCAATTTAACAAATCCAGCATTTGCATCTTCTGCTGTTTGTGATTGTCTCATCAATTGTGCTAGTACTTTCATGCCTGTATCATCTGAGCCAGATGTAAATAGAACTCTGTTATCAGATGCTATACCTCTTATTCTTTCAATATCACCACTTAGATTAGCAAATGCATTTTGGAACCCTTCAGTTCCTCCTTGTTCTGATGCTGATGCTAATCTTTCAATTACTGGAAGAAGTTCCATTGCTATAGGACTTGATTGTAATTGTCTATATGCATCGGACATCATAAATTCTTGTTGTGAACCTGCTGCTAATCTTTGTGCAAGGGCTTCGCCTAGCTCAGTTTGCATACCTCCTGCAAGTCCTACTACATCTTGTACTTGTGCGGCTCTATCTGGATCCATAGTAGCAAGCAATGATGTAATATCATCACGTTTTAATGTATCTTTAATCATTTGTGCTGCATCTTCCATATTAATCTTCATAATATTAGATGTTGCAACAACGGTTGACATAAAATTGTCCATACCAAGTCTAAGTTCATTATTTGACATTTTGTCTAACATACCTAATGCACGTACAGATTCTAAGTATTCACCTGATACATTTGCAACTTCACCAAACTCCATACCAAACCTACGCATCATATCGCCGCCGTTATCTCCACTATATGCTAATGTGTTTACAAAATCTAATGCACCATTAACACCAGTAACACCAACTGCTTTTGAGAAACGCTGTGTAAACTCTGCGGCTTCTCCTAGAGTAAAGTTATTCACTCGAACCTTATCTGCAAATGCTGTTAGACTTGCACCTGATTCAGAAAGTCCTGCGGCTAGACCACTCTGTCTTAATTCTTGTGCGAAGTTGAATCTATCAGTTCCTTGTTGTAATAGATAGTTGTTTGCACCTTTAACTACTCCTGCAACTGCAACAACACCTGCAGCAAGTTTACCTGCAATACCAGATAGACTTGATAACCCAGCCATAAGACCTGCACTATCTTCAGCCATACCTTGTTTCATAAGGCGCTTTATCTCGTCATCATTTTTTAACTCTTTTGCAAATTGTTCTTTTCTCAATTTGATGGTGTCTTTTCCTAATGTTAGTAATTTAGTAAATGCACCTAATTGCTTTTTACTTGCTTGATCGGCAGAATCTGCGGCATCACTACCATCTTTTGCACCTTTTTTAATTTCTGATGCAACATTGTTCATAGATTGCATAAGTTTATTCATAGCCATCTGACCACGTTTTTCACCTAATGCAACCTGTGCTAGATACTTGGTGGACTCACTATTAAATACGTTAGCTTGCTTTAAAGCTGCCTCTACTGTCTTAATAGTTTTTTCAGTAGCAAAGTCAGGAAAATCTCTATCATCTCCAAAACCTCTAATAATTACGTCTTCTGCCATAAACTCTCTCACTTTTTGATTATATTCGTAGTTTATAATTGATTAAATAACTATAGACATAAATATAATGTATCGTTGTATTTATCAAGAGGCGAAATAAATGACAAATAACCCACTACAAAAATACTTTAGAAAACCATCAATTTATATAAAACTGCCCACAGGCGGTAAATTTAATCCAGAAATCAGTACATCCCAATTAGATGAGATCGGTGTATTGCCTATGACTGCGATTGATGAGATAACTCTAAAGAATCCAGACGCACTATTAAATGGAGAAGCATTGATTAGTTTAGTTGCTAGTTGCTGTCCTGATATTCCTAATCCAAGAGGTATGTGTAATATAGATGTTGAAGCATTATTTCTTGCAATTCAATATGCAACTTATGGCAGTGAATTAACACATACACATACATGTAAGTCATGCGAAGAACAAAGTGATTTTAATATTGATATCAATGTTATCTTAAATCGTTTCCCGGATATTGAAGAAGTTGAACCAGTAGAATTCGATAGTCTTAAAATACATCTTCAACCTCCCACAGTAGAAGCAATTACTAGACTAGCGTTAATTGATTTAGAACAACAACGTATTGTACGTTCTATACAAGATACATACGGCGATGAAGTAATGAAGGAAGATGAACTAGCAAGACGTTTCTATTCTAGTTTTAGAACAATCGCAGAACACAATGTTGAACTTTTGGCAAATACTATAAATTACATAGAGACACCAGATGGAGATGTCACTGATTATGATACTATCAGTGAATTCTTAGAAAACATTCCAACTAAGGTTGTAAATGAGATTAATAAAAAGATTGAATTTCTGTCTAAGAAGCCTGAGGATGCAACTACGTTTGAATTCTCATGCCCAGAATGCGAAGCGAAAGATAAGGTTGTCTTGGAGGTCAACCCTGTAAATTTTTTCGGCACTGGCTCATAACAGCCAGTAACAAAGAAATTGAAGAAAAAACAAAAAAGTTTGAAAAAGAGCTTGACAAGCTGCATAAAAATATGTTAAAGTTAACTTGGTATATGAGAGGTGGGGTAAGCATATCTGAATTACATGATATGCCAGTATCTCACATCGATCATATCAACGAAATTATAAAAGAAAACTATGAAATGAGTAAACAGGCTGGAACGCCAATACTCTAAGGCTAACATAAATAAATCAGGCTCTATTGAAAACTAATATAAATCTAATATAAAGAACACAAGGCTAATATAATGAAACAGGCTAATATATCACAACATAGTGGATCTGTTAGTTGGGTAGCCAACTCGGGATTGAATCTGCCAGTGTAAAAACTGTTGCCGTTGGACTAGTAGGGATGAATTCCTACAATCTTCTCGTAACCACATATACAAGTATTCTAATTACAACAGCCACGGCTCTAAAGGTGCGTGGTTGACCAGTTTAATAATATAACCGATGATAGGCTACTATAGCACTATCGATTACAATATACTCCGTCTGTTTGGACTTATTGTGATGCCGTTGGGTCGAAAGACGCAGTACTGAGTGAAGGGGGAATCGCCAACCGACCCCGTAGTTTCTGGCTACTAGCTCATAAACAGAGGCGATGAAGCTATGGCATGTATCCATAATTTTTTTGCAGTTGCTCTAGCAGTAGGGCAATTGTGGCTTAGCCGCAGGCATATATAAATACAATTATAATATAAACCATAAAGACTGATTAAATCGATTGAGCGAAAGCGATATGAGATTTATGAAGGATTAGGTCTTTAGACCTTATAAGATGAAATGATTTACTAATGAGTGATTGGAAATATGATAATAAGATAGTTAATGAATTACCTGATGATGTTGAGGGATTTGTTTATCTTATTACTAATACCACTAATAATAGAAAATATGTAGGTAAGAAGTTAGCTAAGTTTAAAACCACGAAGCCACCTTTAAAAGGGCGAAAGAACAAAAGACGTGGATATAAAGAAAGCGATTGGCGTACATATTGGGGTTCTTCTGATCATCTTAATGCAGATGTAGCAGAACTAGGTGAAGACAAGTTTACAAGAGAAATACTTCACTACTGTCCGAGTCGTGGTGCTTTAAGTTATATGGAGGCACGGGAACAATTCGAACGCCGTGTATTAGAAACTGATGAATACTATAACGGTATCATCAATGTTCGAATAGGCAGTTCGAAAGTTCTTACAGAATATTTAGAAAATTTTAAAGATAGATTATGATTTCTTCTTAGTAGCCTTTGCTTTTTTAGCAGGGGCTTTTTTTGTTGCACGTTTTTTCTTTACTGGCTTTTCATCTTTGTGCATGCCGTACCAGTCCCATCGTTCAATCAATGGTCTTACAGCGGCTTCGACTTGTGAGTCATTCCACTTGAATACATGCTTTACATCTTCGTAGAGTTTATCTTTATCGTTGATTACCCGCATCATACTGATAATTTGTTTATCTATTTGTATCCAGTTCAAGTCATTATCTTTCTAAGAATAGTTTTAGTACATATAATCCTGACATAGAAATACTAGTTGATATAATTAGTGCTGGCCAGAATGGCATAACATATACCATATATGCAAATATTGGAAAGAATGCTAAACTGATTAGTACAAAATATACAGTTTCTATTGCTAATTGTGTATATACTGAAACATCTACTCCTGCGTAATACATGAATATGATGCTAACAATACTACTTAATGGGATACCTAATATTAAGGCTCCCATTGTTGGATTGCCACGTTGGGCGATTGTAACTACACTGGCAATTATTATACCGCCAATGATTGCTTTTAATAAGAATTCCATGAGAGTATTTATTCAGTTTTTTTCTTACCACCGAATGCTGGTTTACGAAATTTATACTTCATGTCTTTTGCTTCAGTGTGTTCACCTTCAGCAATCTTTTTTACTTTGCCGCCATTCTTCAAAAACTCTTTGACTGCTTTTTCAGATTCTTCACGCATCATTTCACGTTCTTCGGCCTTACCTATAAATTTACTCATTATACTTTTATCCTTTCAATAATGAAAAAACCCAATGCAATCAGATGCATTGGGTTTTGTTTCATGCTCTGTGTTGAAACAATAAAGAAGTAAGCATTTTGAGAGAGGTTGAGAGGAGACACTTAACTTCCTTATTGTTATCAGTATAGCAGATAATCTACTATGTGTCAACACTTTTTTTACATGCTATTCTTTTTATCTTGAATTTCTTTACGGCGCTCTTTGGTTAGTTTACCAATTTCACCAAGTGCTTTTCTTGCACGTGCCGCCGCAGCTTTTACGCCTTTTTCTTCCCAAGCAGCATGTTCTTTTAGGTAAGTTTCGTAACTTTCTACGATTTGTTCATGATTTGTCATTGTTTTCTCCTATATGACTGTATCTAATTCAACACCAGGTTCTAGTGTTTCTGTTTCTTGTGCAAATGTAGTGAACCCGTTTTCTTTTACTACATTCAGCACATCACTAACTCTTCCTTGAAGTTCATCACGGTGTGAAACTAAGAAGACTGAACGTCCACTGTCTCTAACCATTTTCTTCAATACAGCAAGTGATGCTTCTACACCATTAGTATCCATACCCGAATCAATTAATTCGTCTATAAACATAACATTGATTGTACTATATAGTGATTCAAATATATCACGGAATGCCCAGCTTAGTCCTAAGATTAAGCGATTGCGTTCACCACGTGATAAATTATCAAAGTCTAGGTCTCTTCCTAGTTCAGTGATTTCTACAGTTAGATCACTTTGGAATCTAACTTCGTGCGGTAGACCTAACTTATCTAGGTATGATTCTAAACGTTTGTTTAGGAATGATAAGTTTTGATCAATAATTTTCTTACGAATGAAGGAATCTTTATTAGTAAGAAGTTTCATTAAGAAGTCCTGATGTTCTCTGAATGAAACTAGCGTATTCATGTGTGAATAATCTAGTTCTTCTAATGAACTTTCACGCATTTCTTTGATTTGATCTGCGTAAGGATCTTCAGTTAATTTCTTTTGTTCTATCTGTTCTGTTAACATACGAACTGAATTCTGATGTTCGTATGCATCATTTAGTGAATCATAGAATACTGTTGGCTTACTACCAAGTTCACCGATTTCTGTAACAACAGTTTCATGTTCTTGTAGTTGCGTGTTGTTTGCAAGTAATTGCATAGTAGCTTCTTGCTTTTGTTCTTCTTTTGATGCAAGGATGCTTTCTTGTTTATCATCATGCATTTCTTGTCCACAAGCATAGCAAGTATGTTCTTTTAGCAACTTGATTTCGTTTTTTAGTTTAGAAATAACTTTCTCTTGCTTTGCATCATCTGCATTGATACTACTTATCCAACGGGTAGCTTCATCTAAACGAGTTTTCTTTTCGTTATATTCTGCAATGAATGTGTGGTTCTTAATCTCTGCATCGATATCGATATGTGTCAGTGCATCTAGACCTGTTTCTAAATCTGCTACATCTTTTGTATGTTTGTCTGTCCAGATACGTTGTCTACGTTCAATGTCTTTGATAGACTTTAGAATACGTCCGTTTGCATCTTCGATAGCTTTTAAGCGATACTCTTCATCTTTGATTTGCTCTTTAGTAGACTTTATTTCATCCTTTAAGCTATCTGCTTTGCGAGAAAGTTCAGTAATACCTAATAGTTCTTCAATGATTTCACGTTGATCATTAGGACGCATCGATAAAAATGGATCAGTATATGTATTCAATGCAACGATGTGTTTGAACATGTTGTGTGAAATACCAATAATGGAATCAACTTCGATTTGCGTTTGTCGCATTTCGCCTTGTGCTTCATCTTGCATATCATTCATATCAACGCCATCACGTTTTAACTTGAATACATTAGGAGAACGACCACGCTCAATGCGGTACTCGCTTCCGTTATATTCAAAATCAACTGTGACTAACATGCCTTTGCCGTTAGTCTTATTGATTAAGTTATTCTTTTTGATGTTTGTTAATGCGTTGCCATATAATCCATATGATAGTGCATTGATAAGAGTTGTCTTACCTGTACCGTTACGTGAACCATCACCACCTAAGTCTATGTTGTTTCCCAGAACGAGTGACAATGCATCACGTTCTAGATCGATTCCTTGCGTAACGTTTCCGACACTCATAAAGTTTCGGATCGTAATGTTCTTTAATTTTAGCAAAAGTAATCTACCTCTCTCTTGCGTATGTCCCATGTTGAATAGGATCTAATGAAATTTCATTAATATTAACATATTCTGGTTGATTAAGCAACCATAAAACAACGTCTGCGATATATTCTACATCAATTAGTTGTCTATCTGGATGTTTCTTCATAACATTTTCAGTAGTTAAACTACCAGGAGATAAAAGAGTTGATTTAACATTAGACCCTCCAGCAGTCATATAAGTTAGATCACGGTTATAATCCCGCAATGCTTTCTTTTCTGTTGGGTATCTCCATGTTCTACCTTTAACACCTGTATCCGCAGTCGATCCCATATGAATGAAATGCGCATGTACGTCTGCATCATTGGCACGGTTGTATACA